TTTCTCAATCGTTGGTTTCGACGCGGGTGAAGCGTTGGTTTCTGTCGATTTTGACGGCCAAAACTTGGGCAACAACGGTGAAGTCGCAGACGGGACTGGAAACCTTACAGGAACCTTTACTGTCCCTGCTGACATCCCATCCGGCTCAAAAAATGTTGAGTTCCTTGGCAATCAAGGAAACTTCGGTTCAGCCATTTTCACTGGCCAAGGCACCTTGGTCAACCGTGAATGGAACAGCATTACCACGACCACAACGTGGCGCTGGACCCCAAGACCACCCGGTCGCGACCCGCTTGCTCAGTCGTTTGTGTTGCCTGAAGGTCGCCACATTACGGCGCTTGATTTGCAGTTTGCAGTTAAGGGTTCGGACAGCAACGACGTGAGCGTTGACATTGTTGTAGGTGATAACGGCTTCCCTGGACGGGAAGTGCTGACTCGCACTCGGATTTCTGCCGCAGACATTGCCCTTTCTGGATACACCCGAGCGACTTTCGATTGGCCAGTTTATCTGGAACCCGATCGCGAGTATTTCATCGTCATCCTTACAGACGACGCTTCACACGCCGTTCGTATTGCTGAACTTGGCAAATATGACGCGGTAGCGAACCAGTTTGTAACCGCTCAGCCTTACACAGTTGGCGTCTTGCTCAGCAGCTCAAACAACAGCAGTTGGACAGTCCACAACGATATGGACTTGTGCTTCAAGCTGATTGGCGCTGAGTTCACCGCAACAACTTCAACAGTCAATTTGGGGAGCATTACTGTTTCCAACATGACTGATTTGCTGGTTACAGCTCCGGTGGACATCCCCGCGACATCTTCACGGGTTACGTTCAAATACACCCGCAGCACCGGTGAGACTTTCCTTCTAGCTCCTGATCAAGCGATCAGCCTGGAAGCAGCCGTTAGCGACACAATGCAGGTCCAAGCCATTTTGGAAGGATCTTCTACTGAATCACCAACCCTGCATCCTGGAGTGCTCAGCATCCCTGCAACACTTGACACGGCTGGAACTTATGTTGGCCGACAGTTTGATGTTGCTGCCGGTGGCTCAACTATTCGGGTCATCTTTGAAGCTCAGTTGAATGGCGGCGCTGGCGTTGTCCCTCAATACGACAACGGAGGATTCCAAACAATGGCGCTCGGCTCTGCCACACAAGTTGGTGACGGCTGGGTTGAATACGTTTTTGAGGACACCGGAATTGTGGCTTTGTCTGCAACAAAGGTGAAACTCAATCTCACTGGAACGGCTGCCGGTCGTCCCAAAATCCGCAACATTCGCGCCGTAATGGTTTGAGGTACTAATTCATGACAACTGACACCAGAACGACCAACCGAAATTATCCGAAGCCCTACCCAAGTAACCTTTTGGCTGCTGATGTGGTCAGGCTTCGGGAAGCCCTGGACGCGATCGATACTGACATCGCGGCGCGTCCAGACGCAGCAACAATCAACGGCTTGATCGACACTGCCGTTTCGCAAATCTTGGACGGCGCACCCGCTGCCCTAGACACACTCAATGAGCTAGCGGCATCCCTCGGGGATGACGCCAACATGGCTGCAACGATTGCAAATGACCTTGCCGCAAAGCTCGACAAAACCGGCGGGTCTTTAACGGGTCAAATCACATTGCCCAACAATCCGACAGCCGGGACGCTGCAAGCGGCAACTGCTCTTTACGTTGAAAACAGTCACACATCTTGGGTGGCTGTAGACAACGCAGCTAGCCCTCACGCATCGGCCTCAAATGTCAGGCTTTTGCTTGATACAACCGCAGGCGCTGTGACCGTCACTTTGCCAGCCGCTCCAACTGTGGGCGATTACGTCGAATTCATCGACGCAGCCGGTAAATTTGACACAAACAACCTCACAGTTGATCGCAACTCACTGAAGATCATGGGCCTCGATGAGGACATGACCGTTACCAAAATCAATGCCAGCTTTAAGCTGGTCTATGCAAGCGCCACTTCTGGCTGGAGGATTAACTAATCATGAGCACCTTTTCTCAATTCATTGGCGGCGGCGGCTCCGGCGACCCCTACGGTCCATATAACGCAGTCGAAATGTTTACTTACCACTCCGATGTGGGTGGTACGCATACGTTCGACAAAATCGCAAAAAATCTTGATGCTTCTCAGGATATTCGCGTTTACGTTTGGGGAGCTGGCGCTTGCGGCGGATGTACCTCTTACGCTTACGGCGGTGGAGGCGGCGGCCTTGCAATCAAGAACATCCCTTATGCCTCTTTAGGCAACACCGAGTCAATCACTGTTGGGGTTAGGGGATCAAACGAGAGCGGCCAAGCTGGCACCTCTTCTTTCGGTTCTCATTGCAGTGCCCACGGCGGCTTCGGTGGTAACACGACCGGATCCGGTTCCGCCGGTTCCAACGGCTATAGCGGGAACTACGGCGAAGGCGGCTGGGGCATCGGCGGCGACATCATTCAAAAAGGTGGCGCGGGTGGCGCAGGATCACCTAACTCCACTTCTGGATATGGCGGCGGCGGCGGCTCTGCCCCTGGTCCCGATGGTCATTGCTACGGCTACACAGGTGGTCACTGCACAAGCTACGGAGCTGGCGGCGGCGCTGGTATCGGCGGTGAAGGCGGCTATGGTCAAAGCTATAGCGGCGGCGGCGGCGGCGGTTCAGCCGGTCGCGCCTGTGAGCACAACCAAAGCAGCATGTCCACCGGATCAGGTGGCGGCCCCGGACTCTTTGGGTCTGGTGGGGCTGGCGCAACCGCAATGATGACTTATGTCAGTTATGGCGGCGCAATCGCTGACTCTGCTCAGTCTGGCGAAGGCGGTTCAATCATTGAACCTAACCGTCTGATCTTTGGCGGCGGCGGCGGTGGCGGCGGTGCCATTCTGATGACTTATTCATCTTGGTACCTTCCCCAAGGTCAAGCCGGATGCGGCGGCCCTGGTGCTGGCGGCGGCGGAATGCCTAACTACAGCGGAGCCACTGGCGCTTACAACAACGGCGCAGGCCAGGGCGGAATGCTCGGCGGCGGCGGCGGCGCGGGAGCTTATCAGCGCGGCGGTGATGGAGGCTATGCAGGCGGTGGCGGTGGCAGCGGCTACAGCTACCCCGGTTATGGCGGTCACGGTCTCGTGATCATTCAGTACAAAGTCAATTTCTGAGGAGCTAACTAATGAAAGCCCGTATCCAAAACAATCGAGTTGTTGAAGTTTGCTCAGCAGATCCTGCGACTCTCTTTCACCCTGAAGTGGCAAAGGATTTTGTCGACGTCCCTAATGGCACTGAGCCAGGGATGCTAAAAGACAAATCAGGCAAATTTGTTGAAGACCCTGCCGCCGTTGAACCTGAGCCTGTTAAACAGCCAAGGGTTCTAAATAAAGCAAATATTCGCGCTTCTATGACAGTTGATGAGCGTGTGGCCCTCAAGGCTTCGACTGATCCTTATGTTCAGGATTTTGTCGAGACGCTCGCAGAGCGCGGCTATTTAGCCAATTCTGATGAGTATGTCGAAGCTATCAATAAGTTGGCTGCGGCCAACGTGTTGACTGCTAAACGCGCAGCTGAACTAAAAACTCTGGGAGTTGACTGATGCCAAGTAATTTTCTTCACGGCGTTGAGGTCATTGAAACGACTGAAGGCGTCCGCCCAATTCAAACCGTTCGCTCTGCTGTCATCGGCTTGATCGGCACAGCGCCGGGGGCACAGGCCGCTGATTTCCCCTTAAATGAGCCTGTGCTTATTTCAGGAAGCCGCGCTAAGGCAGCAAAACTCGGCGCGACAGGAACCCTGCCTGACGCAATGGAAGGCATCTTTGCTCAGATTGGAGCCACTGTTGTCGTGATTCGTGTTGAAGAAGGCGCGGACGAAGCTGCAACCCTTGTCAACGTGACAGGTGATGCGAACGCCGGAACAGGCGTTTGGGCGTTCCTAAAAGCTGAATCAGCCGTTGGAGCTAGCCCAAAAGTTTTGTGTGCTCCTGGCTTCACACATCAAGCGACATACACTGTCGGCTCTGAAGTTGCCAACCCGGTTGTTTCCGCGCTGGTTTCTGTTTCAGCTTCTGTCTCTAGTCGCCTTCGCGCAATCGTTGTTGGCGATGGGCCAAACACGACCGCCGCAGACGCGCACGCGCACGCAGACTTGCACGTTTCAGATCGCTTCTATTTAGTCGATCCAGCTGTAAAAGTTACTTCCAGCAAGACCGTTCCTGCATCTGCTTACGTTGCAGGCGTAATCGCTAAGAGTGATGCTGAGCGCGGTTTTTGGTATTCACCATCTAACCGGATCATCCAAGGCATTGTCGGCGTAAGCCGCCCCGTCGGATTCTTCTTAGGAGATGAAAATAGTGAGGCTAATTTACTAAATGAAAACGATGTTGCCACGATTATTCGTGAAAACGGTTTTCGTCTTTGGGGCAATCACACCACAACTTCAGACCAGCAAAAGCAATATCTGTCCACGCGACGGATTGTGGATATGGTCAATGAATCTGTGATGCGTGCTCATCTGTACGCGGTCGATGGCTGCATCACACGCAGCTATCTGTCAAACCTAAGCGACAGCGTTGCGTCTTATCTGCGCAGTCTTGAAACACGCGGTGCCATTCTTGGCAGCGAGGTTTCTATTGACCCTGACGCAAACACTGAGACCGATATTGCCAACGGGCAAATCACTATCGATTTCGAGTTCACGCCTGCTTATCCCGCAGAGCGCGTCCGTTTCCGTAGCGTGTTGAGCAACGGCTTCATTGAAGACATCTTGACTGATTCCAGTGCTGACAATGAGTCAGAGCCGGACGCTCAAGCCAATGATCCAAACAACCAAAGCACGGCTGACCAGTCGGGCTCTGGCGCTACTAACACCAACCCTTAGGGAGGACTAGACAATGGCTGCCACTTTGCCAAAAGTGCTTCGTAACTTTTCGTTATTTATTGACGGGACGACCTACGCAGGCCGCATTTCAGAACTAACTCTGCCAACACTTTCTGTCCAAACCGAAGAATTTCGGGCTGGTGGAATGGATGCTCCTGTCGCAATTGACATGGGCATGGAGTTAATGGAAGCAGAATTTACGCTTGCTGAATATGATCCTGAAGTAATCAAATTGTTCGGCTTGGGAATCCAAGACGGAACAATTTTGAAAGCCAAAGGAGCGTTGCAGCAAAACGGTGAAACCGCTGTTGGTATCGTCACGACCATGGATGGCTCGATCACGTCTTTTGACCCTGGCTCCTACGAGGCTGGCTCAATGACTGAGGCCGCTTTTACGTTCGCTTGCCGGACTTATAAGCTAACCATCGGTGGCGAGACACTGATCAACATCGACATCGAAAACCAAAAACGGGTTATCGGTGGCGTTGACCAGCTACAAAGCATCAGATCTGCAATCAACTAAGGAGCGATCCCAATGGCATCAAAACCCCGTCCAACTGAAACAGTCGAACTTGAATACGCCATCGAAGTCGATGGCGTTTCTGTAGACACCCTTTCAATGAGGCGTCCTACCGTTCGTGATCAGCTCACATTTGAAGAAGGCAAAGGTGGCGAAGCCCGTAAGGTCATCGCCATGATTGCCAACCTTTGTGAGATCCCTCCAAAGTCAGTTGAACAACTCGATCAATCTGACTTTGTGAAGCTGACGGAAACCCTCCAGGGTTTTCAAGCTACCCAGTCGCAGAGCTAAGGCGGGGCGTCCTTATTCTCGCCAAGCTTACCGGCTGGGGTCTTACAGAAATTCTGGATCTAAGCGTTCGCGATCTGCAAGCGTGGGTCGCATCAGCTCAAAAGCTAGAAAGCGAAATTAACAAGCAACAAAAACGGAGGTGAAAGCGTGACCAAAAAAACCAATCTCATTGTTGAAATTGGCGGCAAGGTCGGCAAGTCTTTCACGAATTCAGTTAAAGCAACGCAACGCAGCGTTTCAAGCTTAAGCAAAAACATCTCTCGCGAGATGAACAACGCCGCCGCAGCGAGTGCGAAAGGCTTTAAAAACGTTTTAAGGAATGATGCTTTCCAGGCCGCAGCGGTTGGAGCCGCAGCCCTAGGGACTGGCATTATGGGCAGCGTCAAAGCTGCCGTTGAATTTGAGTCGGCAATGTCCGACGTGAAAAAAGTTGTTAACTTTGACACGCCAAAAGGCTTCACAAATCTACAAAAAGATATTCGCGCATTAGCAAGAGAAATCCCGATCACTGCCGCCGGGTTTGCTGAGATCGTGGCATCTGCGGGGCAGGCTGGTGTCGCGAATAATGAGCTAACAAGGTTCGCAGAATCTGCCGCCAAGATGGGCGTTGCGTTTGACATCAGCGCCGGGGAAGCCGGTGACGCGATGGCGAAATTCCGCACGGCAATGAAGCTTGATCAAGATCAAGTTGAAGCCCTGGCAGATTCGATTAACCATCTGTCCAACAATTTTGCGGCCACAGCGGGAGAAACTACAAACTTCATGATGCGCGTCGGTGCCCTAAAAGGGCAGATGGCGATCAGTGAACAGTCAATTGCGGCGTTTGGCACGGCAATGATTGGCGCAGGCGCAGCCCCTGAAGTCGCGGCCACATCATTCCGCAACTTGACTAAAGCCCTGATGAAAGGGGACGCGGCGACCAAAGCGCAGATGGGCGCATTTAGCCAGCTAGGGCTCAGCTCGACGCAGCTTGCTAAGGACATGCAAAGGGACGCTGAAGGAACAATCCTTGACGTTTTTGCACGCTTAAGCAAAGCCCCTGCCGAGCTGCGTAATTCGCTATCAACTCAACTGTTTGGATCTGAAGCACGGGCGTTGACGCCACTGCTTACCAATACAGAGAACCTTAAAAAGGCACTGGATTCAGTTGCTAGCAACGATCTGTTCTCTGGCTCTATGCAGGCAGAATTTGCAGAGCGTAGCAAAACAGCAGCAAACGCTCAAATTATTTTTAAGAATAATTTGAATGATCTTGGTATCGCTATTGGATCAGTTTTGTTGCCTGCCCTTACTGATTTGATGAAAGGCTTGGCCCCGATCATTGCTGGGTTTGCCAATTTTGCTGACGCAAACCCTGGTTTAACAAAAGCTTTGGTCGTGCTGACTGCCGGTTTTGTTGGGCTTGTCGCGGTGGCTCCATTTGTTGCCTCGCTGATTTCAGTTATTGGTTCAATCAAGCTTGCGTTGGCTGGTCTCGCAGGAGCAAAACTATTTGCAGGGATCGGCCTGCAAATCAAAACTTTGCTAATTATTGGCAAGGTTGCAATTGGTGTTTTAGCAGGCGGCCTGAAAAGCCTGTTCGCTCTTATGCTTGCTAACCCAATTGGCCTTTTAGTTGCTGCAATTGTTGGCATCGGCGTCGGCCTCGTTGTTGCTTACAACAAATGTGAATGGTTCAGGGAAGGCGTCAATTCAATTGTCAGCTCAATCGCTGGTTTCTTTGTGGGGCTTTGGGACAAAATAGTTGCTGGATTTGATGCAGTTGTTCAAGCTGTCCAACCAATTTTTAACGCTTGGGTTCAAACAATTAGCGGCGTTGTCCAAACGATAAAAGGTATTTTCCAAACCTTATGGGGCATTTTTACTGGGGACAGCCAAATGGCTGTCGATGGTGTCAGCAACATCTTTGGCGGATTAAAAAATGTTTTTGGAGGCATTGTTGACGGCATCCGTGCCTCGTGGGATTTAGTCAGCGGCATTGTCCAAAGCGTTGCGACAAACATCGTGACCACGTTGACTGCGCTTCCTGGTCAACTCGTAGAGATAGGCGACTCAATTATTTCAGGCTTTGGCGCTATCTGGACGCAGTTGAGCACAATTGTTGAAGGCGTTGCTGCTGGCATCGTTGCAACTTTTGTTGCTTTACCGCTTCAACTTATTAACGTCGGTGGCGCAATTATTGACACGATCAAAGAAGGATTCATTTCTCGCTTCAGTGCTTTAAAAGACACTGTTGTCAAATCGTTTACAGAGCTTCGCAAACTGCTTCCATTTTCAGACGCTAAGAAAGGACCGTTCAAAGATCTAACAGCAAGCGGTCGCGCAATTGTGACCACTTTGGCGCAAGGCGTAAAAGACCGCGAAAACGTTTTGCGGAACGCGATTGGAGACACCGCAGCCCTTGCGATGGAAGGGATGGGGCCAACGTTTGCGCCGATTCAGCCAGCGTTTGCAATGCCAAGCGGCGGTTCATTTGCGGCCCCCATGACAGCTCCAAGAGCAGCTCCCCAAGCGGCTCCAAAGCGGTCACGCGGGAATGACGGCAACGGGGTCTTCGGTTTCCTGAACAAGATCTTGCCGGTAGCCGCTGCTCTTATCCCTGGCGGCAGTAAATTCCAAGGCATAGCTCAATCCGGTCTAAACATCGGGGAAGAGCTAATCCACGGCGGCGGCTTAAAAGGGATCAACCCGATGCAAGCCGCAGCAACCTTGGCCCCGGTGGTCAACGTTTCAGTCGGCGGCAGTGACGCCTCAGCCGAGGAGATCGCTAGGGTTGTTACAACACAGCTTGAGCAAGTCTTGGCAGATGCTGAAGCTGATCAACGTGCGAGCTTGAACGACTAATGGCAAAAGATGTTCTCCTGACTATCGGCAAGTATCAATTCAGCATGGACACTGCTGCCCATAAAGATTTGCAGCGCACGCAGACTTTTCGCTGGGCAAGTCAGGCTCGATTAAGCCGCGAACCCGCGATGCAATACATGGGGGCGGGGAGCGTAAGCATTAACCTTTCAGGCTCAATCTTTCCGTCTTTCAGAGGCGGGTTAGGGCAAATTGACGGCATGATCGAAGAAGCAAAAAAAGGCGAACCATTAACGTTGGCAGACGGGCAAGGCAACAATCATGGCCGGTTTTGCATAAAGCAAATTTCTGACACTCAGCAAGTTTTCTTTGGAGACGGGACGCCCCGCAAGATCGATTTTCAAATGCAACTTGAGCAGTATGGGGAAGACGCTGTTCCAGCAAACAGGGGCGGCAGCGGGTCCAATAACACTGGGGAGGCAATCGCTAACCTGTGGGGCGTTGCCACTGATGTTTTTGACTTTTTAAACAAGGGGACCGCGTAATGTCGCTCTATTACAACTGCAAAGACGGTGATGCTTTGGACATGATTTGCAAAAATATTTATGGATATTCGCGTAGTTCTGTCGAAGCTGTTTTACAGCATGAAAAGAACCGTGAAATCGCAAAAAAAATGCCATTGCTAGAAGCTGGCGACGTTGTTTATTTGCCTGATCTGCCTAAGCCAGAAGGGCCAACAATTTACACAAACTTGTGGAACTAAGCGATGAGACCACGATTTCGTCTTGAATCTTCTGGCGCTGATATTACTGGCTCAATTTCTGACCGACTTCTTAAGTTGCGAATAAATGATGATGCAGGCCAAAAAAGTGACACGCTAGACATTGCCTTAGATGATCGTGATTATGCGTTAGATATCCCAAGCGCAAAAGCAACCATAAAAGTATGGCTGGGCTATGAAGAAAGCGAGTTAACAAAACTCGGTGAATATGCTATTGATGAAGTTGAACTAACTGAAAATCCAGCAGGCTTAAAAATTAGAGCAAAAGCAGCGGACTTTTCTCCAACTTTTAAAGCAACAAAGACACGGAGTTGGCACGGCAAAACGATTGGTGAAATCGTGCGAACTATTGCAGGGGAACACGGCCTTGTTCCGTCTATTCATTCTGATTATGCAGATCGCCTTATCCCGCACATTGATCAAGAAAACGAAAGCGACGCGCATTTTTTAACTCGGCTCGCAAAAACGTATGGAGCAACGTCAAAACCGACCCATGGGTTTTTGATTTTTATCCCTGAAGGGGAAGGGCTCAGCGCAGAAGGGCAGGCGATGCCGTCCGTGACTGTTACAAAAGATGAAGTGCTGACATTAAAAGCAACAATCAAAGATCGCGGAAACTATTCAGGTGTCGTGACCCGCTACCGGGACAAAGTGACGAACCAAGAAATTGAAGTGACAGTAGAAGACAGGTGGCAAACTATCTTTGGCAAAGGGCCAGTCTTTCGCGATAAAAAAATTTACGCTTCAGAAGATATGGCAACCCAAGCGGGGGCAGCGATGTTAAAGCAGCTTCAGTCAGGAGCGGTAACGATCGACTTAACGATTATTGGCCGAGCGGACATTCATGCAGAGCGGCCAATTACGTTGTCGGGACTCCGAAAGCCGATCAGCGGCACCTGGATTACAAAAACCGTGACGCATGAACTAAGTCCAAAAGGGTTCACGACAAAAATCGTTTGCGGCAACCAAACCGCTAAAGCGACAACGACCTAAAATACACAGGAAGGACAGACAGCCAAATGCAACCCGAAGGGCATGAGGTGTCACACCTCGAAATTTATCGTCTTCTTATAGAAGTCAAAACGACGCTCGACTTAACGTTGAAGCGAAATGAAGAAGAGCGTGCGCAAGATGAAAAAGACAAAACCGACATTTTTGGCCGTCTTGGCAAGCTAGAAAACCGCATGGCTCAAGTCATGATTATCGCGATCACTCTTTCCGTAATAATTCCTGTCAGTGTTGAGCTGTTTGGGACTGCGCTCATAACATCGGGAGAACGTATCGAACGAGCCAGGTGAGCAAAGTTAAGTTAGATGACTTTTTCCGGTTTTATAAACAGCTCCCGCATCAAATCGCAGGGGTTAGGCAGCTAGAAGAGGCGATGCCGCCTGAGCTGCTAGACCGCAACGCAGGATGGATCCAAACCTACAGGGCAGCCGGTAAGCAGCCAGAAAAGCCAGCGCCGACAAATCCCTTAGCTGTGCCCTATTACAGCCAGCGGGACAGCGACACAGAGCACGCGCGGCGGATGTGTTTTTCTTCAAGCTGTGGAATGCTTCTGGAAGCTATGCGACCCGGTACGTTATCCGGTACGAATGGCGATGATGCGTACCTAGGGCGCGTGCTCCGGTACGGCGACACAACAGACCCAACAGCGCAGATCAAGGCGCTGCAATCCTTCGGCCTCCAAGCCGCGTTCACGCAACGGGCAAGCTTCAAGATGATCGAAGATCAAATTGATCAAGGCGTCCCGGTGCCGCTTGGCTTCCTGCATCGCGGCACAGCGTCAAACCCGGAGGGCTCAGGCCATTGGCTTTGCTGCGTTGGTTACACAGACGACACCCTCGTTGTTCACGATCCATTTGGCGAAATCGCTTTGTCGCTCGGTGGCTACATGAACCAAAATGGGAAAGCCCTGCACTACAGCAGGCAAAATTTTGGCCCCCGTTGGGAGGTCGAAGGCCCCGGCTCAGGTTGGGCCATCATTGCTAATCTTTGAAAGGATTTTTCTCATGGAAACTCAAACCCTCGTTATGGATTTTCTTAATTCTCCAATCTTTTGGATCGTGGTCGCGGCTGCATCCGAAATCGTGGCGCTGTCGCCTGCCCGGTCAAATTCAATTGTTCAGTTAGTTTTCCAAGCTCTAAACTCTGTTAAGCCAAAAAAAAAGTAGGGACCAACATCCCGCCGGATGGCCGGTGGCTGTTTCGTTTCAACACACGCGGTCCAATAGAGACCGTGAAGCGGATCGTCACGGCCAAAAAATTCCACGCAACTTTAAGGCCAAAGATCGATGCTGAAATTTCTAAAATCACTGAACTTCTGGACGCAGAGCAATCGGAAGAAGGAAAAGAGCCCGATCGGCTTCGCTACCAATACAGCGAAGAGCCCGACGTGTTCATCCAAGACGGAGTTGCAAAGCGACCCAAAAAAGTGCTCGGCGGATGGATGCGAGCCAAAGCCCCTTGGATCAAAGATTGACGAAGCCCAATTGATCCGACAGCTAAAACTTCACGAAGGCGTCAAGCTGAAAGCTTATAAATGCACCGCTGACAAAACAACGATCGGCGTCGGTCGAAATCTTGACGACCTGGGCATTACAGAAGAGGAAGCAGACTATCTATTGGCTAACGACATTAGCCGGGTCAAGGTTGCGCTCAGTCGTGAGATTCCTTGGATGGCTGATCTCAATGACGTGCGTCAACGAGTGCTTTTGGATATGGCTTTCAACCTCGGCATCAGTGGTTTGATGCAGTTCAAAAAAACGCTCAAGGCAATTCAAGACAAAGATTTTGAACGCGCTGGGCGAATGATGCTGGACAGCAAGTGGGCCACACAAGTTGGCAAACGTGCTGACCGGCTGTCCGTGATGATGAACATCGGCAAAGATCCGAAAGACCTTTGGCCGCCTAAGACTTAAAACTAGGGCCAGGGTCTTTCTGGCCTTTCATGATTGCGCAAGCGCGGCGATAAAAATCATTGTCAGTCGCGGCCACCTTTTCAAGGTGCGCTTTAATTTTGCGCCAATTGTTCAAGGTTTCGGCGTCCAATGTATTCTCGCAAGCTACGCGCATTTTAAAGTTGCGTTAGGTTGTTGTCACGTTCACCCCACACGGGGCGCACTCCTAGCGGCAGGGAACGGGGTCGCTGATATGGAGCGGCAGGATGAACATCCTCCAAATGATCAAAGAGCGAATTCAGCGTCAGCAAAGACTTGAAGCTGCACAGTTGCAAGTCGTAACGGTTTATCGCGGCATCCCTTACAAGCGCACAGCCTGACCAATTTGATCGACTGCCTGTTGCGCTGCCTCTTGCATGAGGTGGGCGTAGCGGCTGGTCGTCTGGGTGCTTTGATGACCTAAGAGCTGGCCAACAACCCCAAGGCTTAGACCGTTGCTCAGGGCAAAGCTGGCAAAGCTATGGCGCAAGTCGTGGATGCGCAATTGCCCCCAGACAGGGTGCAAATCTATTTCGGCGTCCTTGAGCAGTGCGTTCCACATTTGGCTCTGACGGGTCATCGGTTTTGCTGGGTCCATGCCTGGAATGATCCAGGGGCTTTCGGTGTTGTGCTTCTGCAAATCCCGCAGAATGCGCACAGCGTCATCGCTTAAATGGATCACCAATTCGTCGCCAGTCTTGCCGCCTGTTTTGTGCTCGTCAGCGGGGACAGTCAAAGTCCGTTGATTCCAGCTCACCCACTCCCACCGGCCCCGCATAATGTTCCCCGTTCTGGCTCCCGTAAGGAGCAGCAACCGGATCATCTGCGCGAAACGCCACCGAACCCGCCACCGCTTGGATTCTGGCTCCCGTTCTGTCCAATTATTTAATACAACCCGAAGGCGCTCCAGCTCTTCAGATGACAAGTAGCGTTTGCGCTTCTGCTCTGGGAACGCTTTAATTCCCAAGCATGGATTTTCCCCGTCAGTCCATGCCCATTCTTTCGCAAGGTCCATCGCCTTACTGAGCACCTCAACAGCTCGATTGGCTGTGTTTGGGCTGGGATGGTTGGAATGAAATCGTCTGACCTGTTCACGGGATAGCAAGGCAACACGGGCCATCCCCATTGTTGGCAGCAAGTGTCGCCGCCACAAGATCTCGTCATTGTGCCCGGACTTCTTTTTGCTGCCGTGCTCGGCCATGTAACGAACGGCTAAATCCGCGAGCGTTGGCGCTGTCCGTTTTGCGTGCCTGTCTGCGCCTGGGTCTTTGCCCTGAGCCACAGCCGCCAATGTCTCACGGGCAACCGCTCGCGCTTGATCTGGCGTCAGGTTCGTAGGTGTTCCAATCTTGAAATCGCGTTGAACCTTTTCTGGCGTCCGGTATCTTATGTAAAAAGTTTGGCGTCCGCTTGGCTCAACTTGCAGAAAAAAACCCGGCAAAGTCTGATCTTGTATTTTGTATCTTTTGCTTTTTGGTAGCGCGTCTTTTATTACTGTTTTGGTTAACTTCATTTCTATCCCTCATCCCCCGTATGTCCCCCAAATCAGCGGGAATTGAAAGGATACTAAAGGAAGTAAAAAACAAAATAAAGGTTTATTTACGGATACTTAGGTAAGCAGCGGGACATAGCGGGAAGCTATAAAATGCGCCTCATAACCTGAAGGTCGTAGGTTCAAATCCTACTCCCGCAACCAAAAAATCTAATAAAAACAAAGACTAAGCAGCCCCTTCGCCGGGGCTGTCTTTGTCTGTTTTCTCGTCATCCCCCACTTGTCCCCCATACGTTTCGCGCCATAGCTGCCAATGCTTTTCTTGGTTTGTTCGGATTCGGTGGCAGTTGCAGCAACGAATTTCGCATTTGGCAATTTCTTCGTTGAGCGACTTTATGCTCCGGCCATCGCAAACGCCTCGGCTGATGTTGAACAGTTTTTGCTTCGGGTCGATGTGATCAAACTCCAAAACCCGAATGTCTGTCTGGCCGCAGTCCACGCAAGGATGATTCTTTAAGTAAGCTTTGACCCACGCTCGATTTCTTAGCTTGAGGGCGTGCTTCGCTGCGGCGTGCCTGCCAGTCCGTGTCGTAAGATCCAATGCTTCGACTTGGTGCCGCGTTGTCTGTACGATAACGAGGTAGACGATGGCGGCTGCGCTCCCATGGGCTGGCTCAACTTTGAAAGACCTTTAGAAGACGAATTGCAGATTGAACGGCAAGCCCGTGTGATCCGTGGCTGTCATGACGTAAAAGAGTTGCAAGACATTTCAGAAAAACTGTTCAGATCCTGGGCGCAGCAATGCGACATAACGGCTCAACTAATTCGCCAAGTCGCTGAACTAGAAGTCCAAGCCGGTCTTGAAGACGGTGATTCAGACTATGTTTCTTGGGCTCGTAGTTTGTATCAAGAAAAGACGTAAAGATTTATAACGCTCGGGCGGCGTCCATTGCTTCACTGTAGGAATCAAAAAAATATCCATACCAAACGACCTGCCCATCAAAGTGCCAAGGCTGGAAATATGTGTTCAGGCCAAGCGGCCTAGGAAGCACCCCGTGACATGGAAAGTCTTGCCCTTCGTAGCGACCGGCTTCGCTCCTTTGATTCATATTTCGTAGCGTTTAAAAAATGGCTTACAAACAAATCGGCAAC